CCAGCCGCTGCCATTGGCAAACCTGCTGCGGTCAGCATTAACTCTACCCCACCAGATTCAATAACAGAATTAAATATTTCTAAAAATCCTTCCATTAATAACTCCAGATCATTAAACCGTCTTCACGGTCATCGACATGAAGAAAGCGGCTTGAGCCAGTAAAAGAAAACCCATACCCACCAAACAAGCCCATCTGAATTCCGATTTCTAACAGCCTTGCCCCATCGGCATTCCAGCAAGCAATGTCGACTGCTCGGCCTAAAACATGATAACCCGTACTTTTGGGTTTCCCGTCTTTCCATTTAGCCTTTTCAACCGGATGTTCTGGCGAGCGATAGGCTGACGTCAATCTGATTGGTTTGCCATAATGCTGCCGCAAGGTTTCAAGCTTCGTCAGAAACAAATCTGACATTTCACACTCACCTGTGAATTTGCACTTCAGCTCGTCTCTCGAAAAGTGTTCTGAATGGTCAATGAATTCCATTAGATTTCTCGTTCAGGATAATCAATACACTCTTGCGAATACATCTCACCAAATGCTTCTCTTTGAGGTAACGGCATTAGCTGAAGATCAACGTAGCGGTGATTCTCGCGGTAATGGTCAATGACGCAACTACAAAGCTGAATGGCGGATTGCATGGCGAGATTACTGGTCATGCCTTGCATTTTATAAGTAGGAGTCAAACGAAGTGAGCATTGATAAGCCCATGAAACAAGGTGCAAAGTCTTGTACTCAACAGGCAAAGCAAAAGCTGATGTTGCGAGCAGCAAAGCCAAACCTGTGAGAAGCGGTTTCATCTCCTTAATTCTCTGTTTATAACATCCCCCAAATTATTGACAGCAATCGTCATATCTTTAATTGCTACATTTGTTGCTGACATAATACTCATTAACTCAGAGTTTGACGTCTTCATGTATTGCCTGAGTTCTTCGTCATTCTTCGCGTCAGCCGCTAAATAAAGCTTTCGTTCTTCCATCATCATGGAGTCCTTTTTTTCGGCATCTGCTCGCAACTGTTGTTTTTCTTTATCGTGCTGCTTGAGAATAAAAATAATTAGCCAAGCGAAGAAAATTAAGGCGCTGGCAGAAGTTCCTAACTCTTGGACGACGTCAATTATTCCTGTTGCTTCTGCTGGCATATACTCGGCCTTTTAGTCGGTTTGTGAGGTTATGTGTGCTTGATATGCGCTAATCACTTCGGGCGTATGCACGGCTGCAATCACGGCAGCGACTTTAGCGTCATCGCTTGTCTGCCCTGGTGCTACAACATAGCGGTGATAGCTTTGTGACATAACATTGCCGTCTTCCAGCACTTGAATTGCTTCACGGACTTGAATGTGATTAAACTGTCCAACTATTTCGATTTTGTCGGTTACTGTTTGTTTGGTTAAAGCCATTGTTTATTTCCTGTTGATGGTTGGACTGTTCGCCTCAAGAATCCACTTGAGGTGATTAGTGTGTTTCATAAACAAAATTTGCAAAACAAGTTGCGGAAAATGAATTTGCAGTAAAAAATATGCGCTGGCCACCATCTACTAACGCATTTCCGTAATCATTAACACTAACATTGCTCACAGACCCAGTTGCTTGATCACTAACTGCAAGTGGTATGTTCGTGAAATGTGCGGCGACTGCGCTTGATTTTGAGCCGCCAAGCCATTGAGCACGCAACCAAACTATTTTTCCAATTTTTATATATTGTCCAGATAGAGATGTTGGATTTACAGTCCACGTTCCACCAAGGCCCGGAGTCCAAGTTCCTTCCTCATAGTCATCCAAAGTATTTCCGGTTAGTGTGCCACTTCCTGCTCCAGCACTATCTCCATGATAACTACCAAAATTCAGACTTAAATATCCTGCTGCCGTGCTGTCTGTCCCAATGGTTATTGCCGTATTGCCGTCTTCATCTTTAATCGTGAGGCTTTGTCCAGTTGCAGGTTGAACCGTGTTAATCGTTCCACCAGTAATCGCAACCGCATTTGCATTTTGCGTTGCCATTGAACCCAGACCAAGATTCGTTCTAGTAGTCGAATCATCTGACACGTTTAAAGAACCCGTCACGCTGATATTTCCACCCGTGTTTAGCTGTGCGCTAGTAGAAACGGTGCTGGCAGTTAGCGTGAGACTCGAACCGTTATAGTTCTGGATTTCGTTTGTTTTTAATAAACTCATTTAGATAAGCTCAACAAATTCAAAGTTGTAGTCATAGAGTTGACTGCCAGGATAAGAATAAGCAATGCTGGCAGGCTCAAAGAAACTTCCAAATACTGCCGTGTTGGTTTGATAACCCAAAATCTGAGCAGCCACTGGTTGCATTCGTAAGCCAGCAAAGACTTTGGTTGCTGTTGCTCGTTCGCTTTCGAGAACTTGAACGCTGCCGCTGAATCTTCTGCGAATCTCACCTAATCGGTAAACTAAGCCTGAATCTTTTTCTTGTCTGATTCCAAACGAATCGCGGCTGATCGACATGCCTACGTTCGGGTTGTAGGTTTCCAGCACTTTTCCGGCTCGAATCGTGTTGACGATCAGCGGCAACTTCATTGAAGAAACCGTAAAGTTTGAGCCACCATTTCCGGTCAGTTGCAAATCTTCTGAGCCTGTGCCATCACCAGTAATCCGGTTGATTTGCTCTGTAAAAACCCCATCACTGACAAAGGTTCCAAGTTTGATTTGTGGGTAGTCTTCCAAATAAATGTTTGCAGCACTCGCCTGAAGTCTGCCTAGATTCCCATTACTGGCAGTTACCCATCCGTCTAGCGTTCCTTTGACATCTGTCGAGTTGGTTAAAGCAATCTCAACGGTGTTCGTCGTTGCTGGACAAGCGACAAAAACCGAATCATTCCAATGAGTTTTCTCGTTGAGTAGGTACTGCTCGCTCAAAGTGTAAGTGTTCGAGTACGTTTCAGTTGATAAAGTGCTTGCCCCTGAATCCTTGAATGTGACTAATACCGATTCTGCCAAGTAAGAGAAAAAAATGGCTTCAGCACCTGGGCAAGTAACGGTAATGGTTGCCGTTGCAGCGTCTGAAATATAAGGCTGCCGTGGATAATTGTTTTCAACTTTGGCGATTGCATAATCACTGGCAAGCTGAGTCGCTGAACTGGTAACGCTAGTGATTAGATTAGTGTAGATAATCTTCATTCTTTCCGTACAAAGTCGATTTCTGTTGGTCCGCTAATCGTGGTTTCTTCAGAATCAAAGCTATAGATAATACTGGTAATCGTAATCGTGGCCTTGATTGATTGCTTTTCGTCAATACAGATGATTCGATAACCTAATAGGTAATTGTCTTTAATCCCAAAAATTCGAGCCGTGCAGATTGGCGCGGATTCGCTTTGCAAAATGGCTCTTAAATATTCAATAACTTTCTCTTCAATCGTGCTGAGTGCGTCATAACCTTGTTCTTCGCCATAGCCTAAGTTCGGAACTTCAACGTATTTTGTTTCTTGAGCAAGCGTTACACTATCTGGATAAGGAGTATTGCTTTCATACTCGCTGAAAACCTTTTTGATTGGGAACGCAGGCGCTAATTGCAATTGAAGCAATTCTGGTGTTCTCACCGTTGCGGCTGCCACTCCGGTTTGAATCCGATTAATGACTCGTAAAGTCGTTCCGCTAATTTGCAGCAAAAGATTCGCAGCCTTGGCAGTATCTGCCGCAAAATCGATCAGTGGCTCGTTTCTAGTGGTTGCTTGTGCCATAACTAAGGCGAATAAATTTCAACTTCTGAAGCTGTTGTTGCTACCGTTAAAGAGCGGACTGTCAGCGTTCCGGTTGTGTCAATTTCAACGGTTACGGAAAGCCGAACTTCAACTGGTGAGTCGTTCACCTGCTCATCGCTTATCGTGGTATCAGTGTTGTAATTGACTCCTGCCATTTACGCATAACTCGTGTCTAAAGTTAGGCTTAATTCAGTCGCAACGTGATTGTAAAAACTTGAAAGCGTTGAACCTCGGTTGCTGATGCCTGAAATCGACAAAACACCTCCAGTAGTTGCAGAGTTCAATTTAATCACTGTGGTGGTTGGCGCAACGCCTGAACCGCCTGAACCGTTCCAGAATTCTGAACTGGTGTTATCAGTTGAATAAATTAAAACGCCATCCTCTCTAATTTCAATCGGGTAGCTGCTGTTATTGGTTTGTAAATCTGGATTGACAACTTCATCGTCGCGTTTCTTAATCACAGGCGTTGCGTTTTTAATGATCCCCCACGAAAAAGGCACTCTCAGAGGAATTCCAACCCTATGAGTTTCTCCGTCACTCGTGAACGTTCCGGTTGTGCCATAGCCACTTGTGACGGGAATGAAGTCTTTGTCCTGCAAGGTGAAGGTGTTTGAACCAGTGCGAACCACATAATAGTAGTTGTCCACTGCAACCGATTGATATTCCAGCAGTTCCCCGTAGGAATCCATTTGCTCGAAAATCACAACCGTACCCGTCACAAAACCATGATTCAAAGCGGTAATTGAAACAGGAGTGCCTGCGCCTGAAGAAATAACTGCTTCCACGAAGGCGAAATTTTCGGTCAAGGTAAATGGTCTCGCACCTTTGGTGAATTCGGTGTCTGTGAGCGCAAAGGTGAGTTCTGTATCGGTCACGCTTTGCAAGAAGATATTGCCAGAAAACAAGTCGCTTCCTGCCTCCCCCCATTTGAGACTTGTTGCATAAAGCCCAGGTGCAGTGAGTAAATCTTCGTATCTCTGCAAGGCAAATGGATGGCTTGCGTGAAGATAATCATTTGTCAAAGTAATGTTCCCGAACTTGACGCCAATCTTGCCGCTATCCTCAACCTGTCCAAGTTCCAAACTTGGCATTCTTTTGACGAAAGGCTGGTAAAAGTTCTGACCAGCAAAGCCACGAAGCGAACCTCGGTAATCCGTGCCGTCAACCGTAATCGTGGCAAGTAACTGGCTCATCAGATGTACCTAGCCGGAAGAAACTTGTCGCCTTGCCTTCTCGTTCTCTCGCGCAGCTCGCTTCTGAACTCTTCAATACCAGCCTTGGTCTGGCCTTGCATATCCGTATAAACATTCACCTCGGTGTCGTTTTCTCTCACTGCCACAATCAATTCAGCCAGTAAACGTTTGACTTCTGGGTCCGAGGTTGCGTTCAGCGCTGCACTGTCGCCAGAGTTCAAGCGGTTGAGGTTGCTGACACCATATCTACGGACGGTTTCTGGCGAAAGGATATATTCGCCAGGACTCAGCATGGCTGGAATCGTGTCCATTGGGTCTACAAGTCCACCTCGTCTAAAGCCGTATTTGAAAACTGGTGCGTCCCAACCATAGAGTCCCGTGGTTGTTGACATATAATTATAGAAAGAGCGGGCTTCTTCGATTTCGTCAAAGGCTGCCAATCTAGGAGTATATTCACTTCCAGCGGCTGACATTAGGACGTAATAGGGACGATTCAATAAATAAGGTGCTGTTTCCGGTAATTTATTATAAATGGAAGCAAACTGCTGGTCTGGTGTAAGGTTGGAAGCGCTTGTAACTCCTGGCGCCCATCCTTCTCCATAGTCAATGTTCGTGTTCATGTATACACCAGCAGAACCTTGCGCGGCTTGCCCTGTTAGAACTTGCCCATATTTCATCAAAATATTTATTGGTTTTCCTGGGTCATATGATGCAGCCATAAGATTGGAGGCCTGCGCTTCCAGAATCGTTGCTTGCAGTTGAACTGCGCCAATCATCAGACTGAAGGCATCATTGATGATCGTGCTTAGGGAATTCAAAGAAGAAGTAATGTTGCTGGTGTCCAGAGTCAGCGTTGGTGTGATGACGCCTAAAT